CCAAAGGAACAGTAAACTGTCCCCAGAACGAATTACCTTTTTTATACTCAGTTGTTAACTCTCCCTTACCAATTGATAAACCTGACAATTCTTTGTTTTCAAAGAACTCTCTTTCTTCGGGAGTCAATGGGTCTATATAGTTCCCAGGAGAAACTTCTCTCCTAGGAACTGTAAGTACAAACCTTGAATTATTAAATAAAAAACTCGCCTCGTGATTAGCAGGAAGCCAACCACCCTTTCTTTTAACAGGCACTACCATAACTGTCTTCTTTGGAAGACGGAATCCAGTAACTACTGTTGATTTCTCTAAAGATTTCTCCATTTCTTTATTTTGTTAATTAATTATGCCAATAGTGACGGAATCAAACTAGCAGTACGAGATGGGTCTTTTACCATAGCACCACATACAGCACCACGATGCATCTCATATCCATCAGTTGACATTGCCATCATTCTTGACGGTTTTCCACCAAGTTGGAATGGGTCACGAAGTCCAGGGATATAACCATAGATATCTGACTGACCTTTCACCATAACTTTCTGGATATTAGGTTCTCCATCAGAAGTACCAACATCAAGGATGTCATAACGATAAGATTCAGCTACACCACCATCAGGGTGATAAATTTTGTTACGCTCACGATCATCATACAGAGAGTTAACCATCAAAGATACTTCAATACCTTGAGGGCCCATATACTCTACAAATTGACCACCGAAACCATAACCCATCTTTACTCCAGGCATAGAAGCACCAAACATACGAGAGGTGTTTTGTAGTGGGGTAAAAAGTTGTGAATGGTTTTCGAGAGCTTTATGGAATTGAACAGCACCACGTTCTCCAGTCATCAATACAAACTTGCGTTTATCTGAAGGCAATTTACCTTCTGACAAATCCAATAGGATATTCAAAAGCAAATCAATTGAGAATGTTGAATAGAATGATGTGTTAGCAGATTCCATTTGCTGACGAATACCAGCACCTTGTTTTTTCACATAACCAGATTTACCTACGTTAAAATAATTACCGTTGGCATCTCTATTAGAAGTAGCAAACATCAAAAGTTTGTTCTTCTCCTCACGAAACTGTTGATCGAAAACAAAGTCTTCAAATTGTGTCCATACTTTGTATGTCTTATTATCTGAACCTTGTACACCTGTAACCAAAGGACGATCCTTCATGTTGCCAGGAGTAGTTTTCTGCATACGAATCATTGAGAAAGCATTACGCATTGAGAATGGAGATGTGAAGTTAATTCCACCACCTTTCTTAGAAAGCGTTTGTTCTACCAATGACCAGTCTTTAGACCAGCGAGTACCAGCTGCAAGTTCATCAACAGGTACAAACAAATCAGGATCAGCTGTGATAAGCTTCACGCGATATGCCCATTGTGTTCCTACAGGAATTGGATCTGCTTGAATCTGCAGAGGATATTTTTCATTCTTATGACCTACGATGATGTTTTCATCACTGAACCAGTATTCTGGGAATACCATTGTGAACTCTGTAAAGTTCAAACCAGGAGTATCAGTAGCTGCAACAGCAGTTCCATTAATCTCAGCTTGAATTAGAGGCACGTTCTTTTTACCAGAACCTACCAGTTCCCATGTGAAATCATCATCAGTTTCCAATTCTTTTACTCCGAACTGAGAGAGATAACCATCCAAATCCATACCAAAGTTAGTTTGGTGAATTCGAGTGATTAGATTGCTAGCCTTCTGAGGCTGTGATTGATAGATTGCTCCTAGATGGTTAACTGTTGTTAAACCAGCCCAGCTTTGCGAATCTGTCATTTGTAATGGACTTATTTGTGGCATTTTTTAATTGTTAGAATTGTTTATTCATTGTTTTTGTTTTTATATTAAAATTTCCCTAGTATTCTACTAGCGATTTGATTTTCTGTGTAATCATGCTCAAAAGGTTTACCTGCTCCTTTAGTTGAAATACCATTAAAGGTATCTTCAAGTTTACGAACAGCTTGTGTTTTAAGCGTGTTGGTTAATTTACCGAAATCAGGTTTCTCATCAAAAAGTCCTAGTTCAATGTAATAGTTCATCTTAGTATCAAAAGATATAGGATTCTCATTACGTTTAACAGTTACTTTATTATAAGGGCGACCTTGTTCATCTTCACCAAGGATAGTAGTCATTGATTTAAATACTTTATCCTTAAGGGCAGGAGTAAGTTTTACACCAGGGATAATCTCCTGTGTATTATCAATACTCTTTTTAATGTTATCTATTTGAGCTTTTTTAGCTTGTTCAAACGATGCTTGCCTCTGCCTCTCTTCATGTTTTTTATTTTCAATCTTGGTGTTCTCATAAGACATGATATTAGTAAGTGCTCCTTTAGCATCTTCTAAATCCTCACCAAGATCTACAGAACGCTGTGCTAGTTTCTCAGCTTTAGCTGGATCAATACCACGCATCAAGTAATCTTGTTTAATTACTTTCTTTCTCACGTCCTCATTACTTTCCAGTTGAGATTGTGTAATAGAACCAAAAGCAGTTTCAACAGCATCAGATTCAAGTATATCTTTAAGAGGAACTCCTTCAGTATAATTAACTAATGCTTTCTTTAGTTGTGGAGGTAGATTATCAATCCAACCTTCCAGTTTAGAATTCATCTCAGTATTAACAGCAGCAATAAGAGCTTTTGTTTTTTCTTCTTTAGGAAGTTTTGAGAATTCTTCTGTATTTAGTGATGGGAGTACACCTTCCTCATATAGAGCAGAGGCGAAAGTATTAACTGTATCAGCGAATACTGGAGAGGAGGTCTGCTTAGTTTTGGGGTTGGTGTCTCCACTTTTGTCATCAGCAACATCTTCATCTCCGCCAATTGCTGCATCTAAGTCAATTAAATTATCTTTAGCAGCTTTAGCTGCTGTACTATCAACGTCATCTGACGTTGTATCATTTGCAATATCTATAGTAGAATCATCGATAAGCATATCATCAGATATGGAATCAATATTCAAATCAAATAGTTCTTCTGCCATGTTCTTTGTAATTAATGCACAAAATTATAACAAATAAATTAGAAAAGCAAGCTTTTTAGTGGTTTAGTCTATAATTAACGTAAACCACTTATAGCTTTTTTAAGATGTCGGTTTCTTTAATCTTGCTTTTCTAGCTTCAATTGTTTTTTTAACTTCAAGTTCAAGCCTCTTATGTTTATCAGCTTGCTTTCTGTCTTTTTCTGCTTGTTCTTTTTTATCTTTTAAATCTTTTTCTTTAAACTCTTTTTCGAGTTTTAGTTTTTTCTCCTCGGTAGAAAGCTTAGCTTGTCTATCCTTTTCTCCTGAATCGCGCTTATGTGATAGTTCCTCCTCTTTTAATCGTAGTTTATCTCTCCTCTCCTTATCCTTCATAGCTAGAGTTGAACGCATCTTCTCTAGTTCTATTTGTAATTTAGCTCCATTATCTGATCCTTCCTTATTAGCTTCTATTTCCATCTTCTTTATAAAGATATCTAAATCCTTTAAAGCCAATTGTAAATCAGAATCATTAGCTTGTTTCTCCAATTCAAACATCTGCTCATCCTCTCTATTGTCAATTTGCATCTGTTGTAATTTCTCCTGCATAGCAGACTGTGCTTGCTGCATCTGCTTCTCGTGCTCTTGTTGAGCCTGCTCAGCTTGTTGCTGTCTTTCTATTGCTTTCTCTTCAGCTGTTTCTATCTTTCTACGAATAGAAGAAATAGAATCTGTAGTCATAATATCTATTAACTGACTAAAGTTAATCTTATCATTCTGAATACCCGCATGAGCTAATTGCTTCATAGAATTCAATAGCTCCATATCATTAGAACCATTAGTAATAGAAATACCAAAATCTACCTCTCTCATAGTCTCTCCGTCTATGTTATAGATTTCAGTAGCCATATCACTACCTACATACTGCAGCTTCTTTTTATTACCACGCCAAGCAAACTTAGCAGTTTCTAATAACGACTGTAGAACTCTTAACTTAAGATTATCATGTGATTTAAACCACTTCTCAGTTATATGAGAGCTCTGTGTTACAGCTCGTTCAGTATTACCTACTAATTCACTAGAAGATATCTGTCCTTGTCTTTGTTTAGTAACACCAGCAATCTCTCCTAGTTGTTGTTCTATGTATTGTAGGAATTGGATATTCTGTTGAATATAATTTCCCATATTTGCATCAAGTACTTTACCACTAGTATTAAAATTACCAGCTAGTTTACCAGTTGCCTGTCCTGATGTACCCTCTTTAAAAGAATCTACTACACCCCAGCTCATAGCTTCAGCATAATACATCCAGTCATCTAAAGCCCAATGCTCAGGAATCTTAGCTAAATCTAATTCATAGATAGGACCTTTATACTTAGCAAAAGCTAACTCTGTTCTGTACATGAAAGCATTGTACAAATATTGGTAAGGTTTCATCCTATCCATTAAACTCATACCTTTAGAGTTATTGATATTATAAATAGTACCTACATAACCAGGAGCACATTTAGATAGATTACTCATATGTCTAAACTGTACCTCTTTAGGATTCATATCAATATATATACCACTCTCAGTATCAGTGTTACCACCAATCTTCTTAGCTTGATACCACTCATTGATCCATAACCATTCAATAGACCAGCCTAGGTCTTTGAATTTAGCAATAGGGAATCCCTCATCAACAATCTCTATCTGTTCAGTACCATCTTCATCAAAGTAACTAAGTTTTCCTATTTTACGTAATCCTCTCCAGCATACTTTGGTCATTCTAACATTTCCAAAACTATCAGTAGCCCCACCAAATCCTATAGTATCTAGATTAATCAGAGGTTTTATCCCCATATCATCTGAACTCATCATAGCACCTACTGGTAGGTTTGGTTCTCTCTGTCCTATGTTTATAAAATTAGAACCTGAATTACCACTTGTAAATCCTCTTGTAATTAAATCTATTTGGGATGGTGTAAGATATTCATAACACTCATCTATAATACTACCAGGTGATACATAACCACTCTCTATAATAATATCAGAATCCTCTATATAAGGACTCTCCCCACTACGTACAGTAAAAATATTTAAAGGATTGCATCTACGTACTATAGGTTCTCCAGCTACTACTTCTATAGCGTAGATTTCTTCGGATGCTATTAAAGCATCTTGGAAACCAGCATTAAATTTAGTATCTAGATCTTGCTCATACCATAGATGCTTCAGGATTTGTGTACCTGCTAGTTCTCTAAAGTCCTGGGCTTCATACTTCTTCCATTTAGAGAGCTTCTCTAACTCGGCTTTCATCTGCTCCTCATCTAACTGTGCTTCTTTGAGTTTGTCTACAAAGAACTGGTTAATTTTACCTTTAACCATTTCCTCTTTCTCAGAGATAGCATCATCATTGATAACCCTTACACGCCAATCGAATCTACGTTTAGACTCCTCACCTAGTAACAAATCTATTTTAGGATTTGCTATAGGGTAGTTCTGCATCTTAGCTGGGAAAGTAATACCTTGAATCTTGAAAGGATTAGTTATCTTTTCAACATCTTCTGTATTTAACACATCATTAGCTAGATCATAATTAGCTTTCTTATTATAATAAGATTGTCTAATCTTCTCATCCCCAAAGATTGCAATTCTTTCAGCAGAATCTACACAATCTCTATACCACTTATCATTCTTTTCTTTGAATGACCTCGTCTGTGAAGGGAAGCCATTTATATTGTTATCTATCATTATGCAAAATTAGGGTGTAAATATACTCAATTTTTCTTTACATTCAACATATTATCCATACTAGATATCATATTTTTCTGACCTAGTATAGCCATATTTGTATTAGACCTGTTTCTAACAAAGAATGGATCTAACGCTTTTGGTTTATAACTCTTTTCAAAATTAGTCTTTATCTTAATCCTATCTTCTCTAAGGATTAATAACATACCTAACGCAGAAATTCTATCAAAGTTACCTTCAGGATTCCATGCTATTAACTCTCTTAATAAAGCTGGGGTTTTTATTGTATGTAAATTACTAACACCATCTTCCTTACCATAAGCCTGATCAACTAACCAGCTCTTAATTAGCTGCCTTCCCCAAAAGTTAGTTTCCTTATTAGTGTTAGTTCCTTTACTCTTATTACCTATAGTCTGTATTCTAGCTATCTCCATATCAGCTAGTATCTTAGGAGTATCTGCTAATAAGTAAAGGCTGTTCTTCTTATCGAAGTAACTAAATAAACCTTTCTTATTGTTTTCATAATTATTAACAGCATTATAATACTTTAATAATCTCCAGACATTCTCATAATATTCTTCAGCTGTATTAGGTCTACCAGTATACTCAGCTACTATTCTATTAGTAAGAGTATTCATAACAAAGGTAGAACCTAGTGAACCTATTATACCATCATCATCATATGGGTCAGTACCTGCTATATAAATACCAAAGGGGATTACTCCATCTGAGTTCTTAACAGGTTGTTCAAATATCTCAATACAGCCTTTTACATTCTTTGTATCCTTCAAAGGATATATCCTAATAGGATCATCATTAGAGTATTTCCATTCTACTTCCCCACTAGAACTCATAATAAGGTTAGTCTTCCAGTTAGGTTCTGTATACTTAATAGGATTAGTCTCTACCTCAGCTAGATGGGCTTTCAAATCTTCTACAGGAAATATAGTACCCTCTGTTCTAAGGATTGCTTCTTGAGGTGTACAAGGTCTTTGTGACTTCTCAAGTAATATAGTCTGAGGATCATTAGAAGTCCTTCTGATATTATTCCTTTCTTCTTCAACCTCTCTAAGAGCCTTTACTTTATCTGAATTACCATTTACATCATAGCATCCCTCTCTATTAAGATACTCAGGTACAAACAAACCACACTTAGAACCAAGCCTACCTTCATCCCATATGTTCTTAGTAGGATAAATATTATAAGCATCTGGTTCATAGAATAAACTTTCAAGTCCTTCAAAGTTAGCACCTACAGTACCACCTGTACCAAAAGCTAACATAAATCCAAATACAGAGTTACCTTGCTCAAGAGATGGTCTGGCTTTCTGCCAAGCTTCCTTAAGATATCTATTCTTACCAGACTCCTCCCATAATATCAACTTACCCCTTTTACCAATCGCTTTATCTGGGTCATTCTTCAAACTGATACCCATAATCTCTGACTTAGTACCAGATTCAGCACCAGTTTCAGTATCCTTATAAGAAGCTTTCTTCTGCATAGGAGTATTAGCATACTCTCTCTCCTTTCTCCAAGGAGTATTACTATCTACCCAGTCAAGTACATCCCAAGCTTTAGTTAACAGACCATCCCTTGTAAGATACTCCTTTTCCTCAGCTATAGCATATGATTTACTACCAGGTATAATATAGTAATTCCTAGCTAACATAGAACCACCCTTAAAAGAGTAACCTCTACCACGAGTCTTTAAACAAGCACCATGCTGACCATTATTCTCAGCCTGCTCTACATAATGGAAGAAGATGTAATCTCCATCCCAAAACCTAGGAAATTTATATAACCTATCAGCTTGTTTCTTCTTACTGTTAGTATTAGAGTCTTGTCTATCTACAGTTAACCAGATAGGAGAGTAGTTAAGATAAAAATAATAATATCCTGGTATCCACTCTCCATCTGATTCTCTCACATACCCATGTAAACAGCGTCTAGCCTCCTCTCTCCAGTATTTGACATACTCACTGTTAGGGTGTGGGTTAGGAGTAATTTTTGTGTAACAACCAAAGGTTTCATAGTGTGCAGCAGCTGGTCTGAAGTACTCCATATCCTCCAGAACATCTATACTACTAATATCTATAACCTTCTTCTCAGCCATTAATTATAATTAATCTTTTCTTTAAAACTAAGAACTTTATCTTTATCAAAGAAACTGTTATGAACTATTAAACAGGAGTTCTCATCTATATGAATTACTTCTGGATTACATTTACAGTCTTTTGAATCCTCGTGAGATTCAGTATCATCAAAAGGTAACAAGTGATATTCTATCTCCTTTTTCATAGCGTTAGATTCCATCTTCAAATATTGCTTTTTCTTTTCCACCTCTAAGACCTGCTGACATATCCATCTCCCTCTTCACAGCATTCTCAGCTTCATTCATACTAGCTATTAGCTTAGGAAGTTTACCTATATTATCTTGAAGCTTATTAGCATCATATACAGGTTTACCTCTATCGTCTAACTCATTTAACTTAACCATAGTATAATAAGAACTCAACTCATCTACAGCTTTCCAAGCATTCTCAACTAGGCGCATAGATTTAGTTTTAGTAAGTTCCATATATCTATCACAAGCATCTTTCACAGCTTTATCAGGTTTCCAATTAGGATAACCTCTAAACAAATCTTCTATAATCTTACTCTCCTTTTCCTCCTCAAAGTAATTCTTATATATAGATCTGAAGTCGCATCTAAAATAAACAAACCCAAGCTCCATAACTGCCATCTCCTTTAACTTGGACTTATCCCTAAGCCACAAGGCCTTAAACTCTTTTATGAGTAAGGCCTGTGGTGCAAAGGATACTGAGTTATTTTTTAACTCAAATAAAGATTCAATCATTACTTAACTAATAGACTTGCTATTTGTTTTTCAGCTTTCTTACGTTTAGATAATTCAGCTTCAGTTATTACATCTAGTTTAGGTTCATCTACTACTACTGGTGGTGTCTCATAAATCCAATCAACTTCAAACTCTTGGATCATACCATAGATAACCCCTTCAATACAGATTGTCTTAGGTCTAGCTTCTGCTGACATAATAATCCAATCACCTTCTTTAACTTGTTTACAAAACTCTCCAACAGCTAGTACCTTTAAGATACCTTTCATTGTCCAAGCACTCT